ATTTATTATGCGTACCGATGAAGGCAGAAGAGTAAAATTGCCTGTAAATATGTTTATAGGCGTTGACCCAGCGTCAAGTGAAAACGTAAAAGCAGATTATACGGTAATTATGGTAATAGCAGTAGATAAAGAGTATAATATTTACGTTCTTGATTACTTTCGAGGTCAAGTAGCACCGATGGATGGAGCTGATAAACTATTTGAGCTAGCGGACATGTATCACCCAAGAGATATTAAGATTGAAGAAACTGGACATGTAATGCTAGCTGACTATGTACGCAGACACTCAAAAGAAACAGGAAGATTTTATAATATCAACACCAGAAAAGCGATTAAAGCAAAATATTACCGAATTAAACAAATGCAACCTCATTTTGCGTCGCATTCTGTATTTTTAAAAGAATCCCATGAGGAACTAGAAACAGAGCTTTTAAATTTTAAAGAACACGGTACATTTAAAAAAGATACTCTCGATGCACTTCGTTGGGCAATAGATGATATATGGGCGCCTGACGTAGAACAAAACGAAAAAGGAGAGTGGTTGCCACCGCCACCGATTACAGAAGTAGATTGGGAAACAGGTCAAATGTTTAGCGCTGCGGATTTTGTTGAAGCGTAGTGGGAAACTTTGACATAGATTTAAACTTCGGTAAAATATACGAAGAAAAAATAAAAGAGCTTTTTGAAGGCGAAGGAAGTATTGAAGTAAAAACCGAACGCGATATTTGGGCGGATACAGGAAATATTGCTATTGAAATTCGTTCTAGGGGAAAACCTTCAGGACTTTCTATTACAGAAGCAAAATGGTGGATTCAAGTTTTTACAGTAGATGAAGATGTGAAGTTTATGTTAATGTTTCGCGTTGACAACTTACGCAAAGCCGTAAAATACCTGTATATTAACGAGCTAGCGCCAAAAATAAATGGCGGAGACGACAATACTTCGGAATTAATCTTGGTCCCAATTTCAACTTTACTTTTGTTAAACAAAAAATTTTGAATTTACTGTAACATTTTTGTAACATTTACCTACAACATATGTTAAACTTACGTCAGCTTGAAACTAAAAAAATTTCGGCAGAAGAAGTTAGGGCAGATTATTTGCTTTTTGAAAGCTCTTCTGATGAATACCGATACCAAATGGCAGAAGACCATGAATTTTATTTAGGGTCACAGCTTACCAAGAGTCAAAAGAATTACTTGCTCAGTGTGGGTCAACCCCCCGAAGCTAACAATAAAATACGTCCCGCCGTCGAGCAGGTTTTGGCGAATATCGCTGCATCTGCTCCTGAATGGGATGTTCACTCTGTGGGCAAAACCGATAATGATGCAGCGTTCGTCTTTGACCAATTACTTGATAAAATATGGTACGATTCTGATGCGGATGTCCATTTTCGTCAAGCATGTAAAGATTTTATTGTTAAAGGATTGGCATATATGTACATCTATCCTGATTGGCAGGGAGATGGTGGTTTAGGAACTATTAAAGTAAAACGTATGCCACCTGAGTCTATTTTTGTAGACCCAAATAGTTCGATGCCTGACTTTAGCGATGCTAGCTCAATTATCTACTCCGACCTTCATACCAAAGAACATTTAAAAGTATTGTTTCCTCAATATGCAAAGCAAATTGATGATGCGGAAGAAAATCATCAAAGAAATGAACAAGAATCTGGAAAATATTCACGAGACAATATTGAAACTAGAGGAAGCAATGACTTAGACCATCAATCTAGAGTGAGGAAGTATTGTTATTTTAAAAAAGTAAATATTCCTCATGCGTTAATTCTAGATACAAATACAGGGAAAAATCAATTATACAACCAAGAAGAATATAAAGAATTAATAAAAGACGATAAGTACGAAGACTTTTTGCAAGAAGGCATTATAACAGAACAGTTAGCGTATCAAACAAGAATTAGAGAAGTGTTTGTTGTTGGTGACATAGTTCTTTACGATGAGATACTTCCAATCTCTGAGTATCCTATCGCAGTAGCCTGTAATGAGCATGCGGGCAATCCGTTTCCAAGTGGCGATGTAAGGCACGCCAAAACCCCTCAACGCATGCTCAACAGGACTGAAGCGCTAATTATTTCGCATACCAATGCTACTACAAATTTTAAACTTCTTTACGAAGACGGCGCTATTGATGCTAGTGAAATACAAAAATGGCATATACCAAATGCAATTATTCGAGCAAATCCTGGCGCATTAGCAACAGGAAAAATAAAAGAATTTGCGCCCCCTGCTGTGTCTTCTCAGTTATATACTGAAAAATCAAGATATGAAGTAGATATTGAAACTGTATTTGGTGCATACAAATTTCTACAAGGAAACGCTCAAGGCGCTCCTGGTACTGTAGGAGAAGCGCAAATTATGGATGAGTCTTCTTCTAGAAAGCAAAATTGGAAAATTTTACCTATTTACGACATGCTGACTAAAACAGCTAAAGTTGTAACACAATGGATGCCAAGCGTATATGACCAACAACGCACATTGCGAATTGTAAGTCCAGTTGGAGATGAAAGTGAATTAACATTAAATATTCCTGTTATTGACGATAAAACAAATGCAGTTAAAAAACTGTATGATATGACAACATCACAATTTGATGTTCGAGTAGTAGTGGGTTCTACTCGTTCTAAATCTCCAATGGCAGAATTACAAAAAGATTTAACTCTTCTGAATGCAGGTATTTATGATAAAACGCAAGTTATTATGAATATGAAAGGTGATATAGATAAAGCGTCATTAATGCAACGTATGGGAGAGATAGCAAATTTACAAGCGCAGTTACAGCAAGCGCAGGAAGAACTCAAGAAAATGCAAGGCGACTTGCAAACTCGTGAGAGGGAAGTGTTCCATGCCAACATGAGGGCTGAAATAAGTGAGGCTACCAAACCAGTTTCTGAAGCGGTAAGCAACATTAAGTCTAATGCAAAGTTGGAACAAGCACGACAAAGAGACAAGACTCGCATGGTCGGTGAAGAATTGTCTGTCGTAAAACAAGCGATTAACTCAGAATCCAAAGCTCCGCAAGCATAGCGGATAACTTTAAAGGAGCATCGTAATGACAAATGAAGACCAGAAAAGCCAGAATGAGACAATGAGCGAAGATAACCTTCTTGCTGAACTCGATGAGTTCAATACAGGCTCTTCACCTGAAGCTGAACAAGAACAGCCAGTGGAAACACAAGAAACTGTCGAACAGCCCGCAGAAGTTCAAGAGACTCAATCTGATGAGAAAGTTGATAAAGTAGAACCAGAGCAAAATGAATCCGAGATTGAGCAATGGTTAATCGAGAACAAATTCAAGAATGATGAGGAAGGTAAACAGAAATTAGCAGAAGCTTATAAACAACTCCAGTCAAAAACAGACAAAGAAAGGAATGAATGGAGTAGTCAAAAAGACAAGTTTAATAAGCTAGCTCAATTAGACGACTTTCTTGCCAGTAATCCTGATGTTGTGAAAAAACTCACAGATTCCGTACAGGAAAAACAAAAGGATATGAATGCACCGCCAGTTAAGCCTGAAGATTATGATATTCTCGATGAAAGCATTGATAACTCTAGCTCCGCTAAATGGAGAGCAGAACAAGACCAATGGCTAATACGTCAAGGCGCTGCTCAAGCCATGATGGAGGTGGAAAAGTTAAAGTCTGAACTCTCAGAGTCTCAGGCATTTGACGCTGAAACCGCACAGTTACGGAAAATGGGGTTAAGCGATACAGATGTTGTCGAATACAGGCAATTTATGGCTGACCCAAATAATGTATCTCAGGAGAACTTGGTGCAAATCTGGAAAACTTTATCGAACAAAGGGAATAGTCCTCAACCAAAATCAAATGAGCAAACTCCTAAGGTAAAGAATAAACCGAATAGCGCAGCCTCTGTTAGCGGGAATGCGCCTCAAGCTATTGAGCCAGAAGAAAAAGCTGTAGACGATTTTTGGAAAGGGATTATGGAATTTAATAATACTAATACATAGTGTTATAGTCTCTTTTTTTTAAGTGGACTGTAACATTATCGTAACATAAATAGGAGGTAGCAAGATGTCTACAAGTTATGGTACGGGTACAGCTCTTCAGTTTTCAGATGCGTCTCAAAGACAAGTTCTTGAACTGGGAGAAAAAATCCACTACTACAATCCAAATGTTACTCCCATTTTCTCATTTTTTGGAATGAAGTCAAGCGTGACTCCAGTCCCTATATTTGAGTGGATGGAAGATGAGTACATGATTAAAAAATCTATCAAGTTCGATATTGTAACAGAAGGAGCTGATAGTGCAACTGCTAATGTTTCAGATACTTTATATGAAGCAACTAATGGTGTAAATGGCGGGAATACTGTTGTAAATCTTCAAAAGCAAGCCCAAGTAGAAGCTCTTGAAGTTGGCGGTGTTTATTCCGCAGCTCAATCTGCTGGTGCTTTTGGCGATGCTGCCATTACCCATGTTTTGTGCGTTGCAATAGGTAAAGATGTAAACCTTACATCTCCGACAGATAAAAGCGCTCAATTTGTAGGCTTGCATACTGGAACAGTAGGAAGTGATAGTGTTTGGTATGTTGAACAACTAGCTGATGGAGCTGATTTATTTCAAGTTGGTTCAGGAAGAACAGTCACTCTAACATACGTAAATAACGCTGGTCAATATTATGACGCTGGTACAGCAACTAGTTTTTATGGTTATAATATAAATATTGGCGCCCACGCAGCATCGGGAGATGTTGGTAATTTAGCTGATGCTGATTACTTTATGCAAAGTGGTGGTATGAATGGATATGCTGAAGGTGCTGCTGTTGGTGTAGAAACTCGTAAAAAAGTTCGTAGGTTAAAAAACTGTACGCAAATTTTTCGCGAGCCTTATACTATTACTGGAACAGCAAAAGCGTCTAAACATTACGGTGGTTCAGAAATGTCTCGTTTGCAAGCTAGAAAGCTAGCAAAAATTAAAGGAGATATAGAATGGGCTATTTTAACAAATGGCGCTATTTCCTTAGATGCTAGCTCAGAAAATCCTCAAAGAAAATTTCAAGGTTTAGGTCTTGGAAGTTCTAATGGCTCCATTGTTTCTTTGAATGGATACGATAATTCTAACTTGCAATTAAGTTATTCATCTGGTGACTTAGACGGTATGGATGGAGTTGTTGAGTACATTTTTTCTGACATGGTGTCTGGAAGTATGAAGAAAATGGTGTTTGCATCAAACAAATGGATGGTAAAGCTAGCAGCTATGACAAGAGGTGCTGATACTGGTTTTTACGATACAGGTGAAAAAACAAAAAGCGGTCTAAGAGTTCGTTCCTATATGGGACCTGTTGGAGAGCTTGAGTTTGTTCCTCATCCATTTTTAAAAGGTGCATATGAAGATTATGCAATAGCGGTTGACCCTGCGAATTTTTCAGTTCGCCCGTTGGCTGGTCGCGATATGCAACTTCGTAAAGACATCGTTAAGGATGGTCGTGATGGTCAAACTGATGAATGGCTAATGGAAGCAGGTGTTGAACTTCGTAATGAGCAAACACACGCTATTTTAAAGCTATCATCTTAAAGGTAGTCTAAAACCTAATAATCGCTTGGGGGCGGGCAACCGCCCTCAAGATAGGAAAAAACATGAAAGAAACAACATACGGAACGGGGGCAACAACATTTAGCGATGGTTCGTCAAGAATGACAACTACGTTAGGAAAGAAAAAATCACGAGTCCGTAAAAAACGAAAAAAGAAATATTAATGAGGTATCAAGAAGCATACGAATTAATTGATGCAGGGGTAGTTGCAGGTGGAATTGAGATTCCTGTGTCTCATAATTTAATGGAAATTTATTTTGACCAGGCTGTAAACGATATTGCTATGAGAGCAGTTCGTAAAAAAGACTTTCAATCGTTTAGTTCTAGTGGAAAAGAGTATGTTTTTACTAAAAACAATTATTCAGGTCAAATTTACAAGGTTGAGTTGGACCAAGCCGATGTTCCTTTTGTAGATGAATCTGCAATTATATCTAATGTTGAAGATGACGATGTTTCTAAAATAGGTTATTATATAAAAACAGATACTTCAACAGGTTCCATAACGGGAGTTACAGGGGCATCTCCAAGCGTGGTAACTTCAGCATCTCACGGATTAGAAACAGGTGATTATGTTATTTTTAGCGAAATAAAAGGTCACTATACAACAGCAAGTAAGGTATCTCACTTAAATAGTAAAAGACTTGCGATTACTAAAGTAGACGCCAACAGTTTTTCTGTGGCAGTAGATTCTTCTAGCGAAACAACTGCATATTCTAGCGGTGGATTTTGGCAAGAAGACACACATAAGTTATATTTAACAAAGAATCCCGACTCTGGAAATACGTTAAAAGTATATTATTACGCAAAGCCAGAGCCTAAAGCTAGTATAGCTAGTAGAGTAGATTTACCCGAACAATTAATTCCAGCAGCAATTCACAACACATTAGGTCATTTTTTAAATCTTGGAGGAAATCTTCAAGTTGGTAGCGGGCATATGGGACTAGCAAAAAAGCTAGAACAAGAATACATTGACACCTCACGAGCTAAAGAACCTATGCCTCACATAGTTCCAAACCCTATGCAGGTATTTGTAACGACAAGAAATGGTTCTATTGAAAATCTTACAGGAGCAGATGATTAATGGCAAATTTTCAAGAAAGAATTGAAGATATGATTGGAGCCGTTGCAAGTGTAGGTTCTGACGACATTTCTGCAAATGAGCAAGCTATACAAGACGCTTTGCAAGATACTGCAAAAGATATTATTAATAAAGTTCGACCAGATATATTTATTCAGTTTGCTACAAAATCATCTAACGTTACATCCAATCCTATTGCTACCAATTTAGAAAATTCAAGAATAGTTTTAGTAGAGAGAAGAGAAGAGGATGACACAACGAGTTTGTACCTATCTTGCGTTTTTATTGACGCTTCTTTACAAGGAAAAATACAAAATCCAAATAGCGTTTTCTACGCTACAGACGAAGCTCCTAGATGGACGTTTAATGATAATGACGTATATATTTATCCAGAGCCTTCTGCTAGCAATCCAGCAAGATATTATGCAATGGAAAACCCAACAATAGAACACAGTGATAGTTCTGTTACTAAGTTTCCTGATGAGCTAGAACATGCGCTAGTTTTAGGTGCTAGCTCAAGATTAAAATTTAGAGCAATAACGTTTTATAACGAAGATGAAGACCCAGAACTGGTAACACTTCATCGCGCTCAGTATCAAGAATTATTAACAGAGTTTAACAATGCGCTAGCTCCGTTTCTAGCTCGTGGTGAATAATGGCAAAGCAAACCTATGTAATTAGAGAGTTTCATGGAGGCTTAAACTCAAATGCAGACCCCAGAGATGTAACTAAAGAAGAATCTCCCGATATAAAAGCTGGCATTACTAACCTTGGCAAATTAACAACTACAGGAGAATTTGACACAGGAACTACAACAGGTACTAACTCAACAAATTCTATTACGAATAAACATGGATTATTTGTAATGAGTAGCGATGTTCAAATAGACAATAGCAGTGCAGACGAAACATTAATTTTTTTATATAATTTAGATACTAAAATAGATATTTTAGACAGCGATGGATGGCATGCGGATGAAATAACAGTGCCTTCTGGAGCTAAACTTGCATTTTTTTCTGCGGATGGAATTTTAAGGATAAGTGATTCAAATTTAGGAGGTCTTGGTAGATGGTATGGATATATTAACAGAACCGCATTTTCTTCATTGGGAAGTTCTGAAGCTATTAATGATTGGGTAGACACAAACGCGTATCCAGCGACTCCAAGTGCGGGAAATTGTTTAATAAGCACACCTTATAAAGCAGATGATTCAACAGGTCCAAACTCAGCAATAGGTGAATATAAAGGGGCTATTGGGAGCGCTTTAATTGACAACTCAGCTATGAATTTACGCGTAGGAGTGTCTAGCGCAGTATCTGTTAAGACTGATGGAACAGCAATTAATGTATCGGACTGCACAAAAGACCCAGATGTAACAGCAAATATTTTTACTAATTATAAAACGTACGCTACGGGAAGTGCAGATACTTACGAAAATGCTTTAGATGTTTACCCTTTATTTTTAGACAATAATATGTTTATTGGAGGAATCCAGGGGCAATCCACAACAAACGGAGCTGATAATGAAATTATATCTACAAACAGTACAAATTTAAATTATATAATAGATGAAAAAAAATCAGTAGCTGTAGGTGTTTATTTTTGGGAAGAAGAATTTAATAAAGTTGATTTTGTTGCAATCAAACTTGGAATAGATGCCAGTAATTACCGTGAATGGCAAATTCCTGTTTCTAAATTAACTATTGGTTGGAATATAGTTGTTTGTGAGCAAGGATTGCATACTTCTGAAACTGGTACTCCCCCTCAATATGGAACAGACCATGACCATTTTGAAATAAAAGTTATGCAAATAAACGCTTCAAATGGTAACTCTCAAAATAATATTCCAAAATTTTATGTAAGTGGACCCGTTGTAATTGATAGCTCTGGTAGTATTGGCTACACGGAAGGAACATATTCTTTTTATTATACTTGGTTGTATGACGATGAAAAGCAAGAATCGTTGCCGTTTAAATTTCAAGACACAGACGCTAGCGATAGTTATGCAAAAGAATTAAATCAAGTAACAGTTGTAGGCGGAACAGTGCTTTTTAATTTTGATATATATATTAATGCAAAGCCAAGTAGTTATGGTTTAAATAAAAGAATTACAGGTTCAAGGGTTTATTATAAAAAAACCGATGATGACAATTTTTATTTAATTGGCGAAACAAATTTTATTGATAATGGTTTTAAGTTTTTTCCTGAGGCAGAAACATATGATTATAGTTTTGTAGACGTAACAGATACAACTTCTAATCTTGCAAATGCCGTGATTATAAAAGGAATTACTCCAGAGAGGGCTAATGTTGTAGATACTTGGAAAAGTTTAAATGGTTTTTACCAAAAAGTAGACACTTTACAAGCGTCTTGGAAAACGGGAACAGTGCAAGGAAGAAGGGCATACGTTGGAAATGTAAAACAAGATAACGTAACCTACCCTGATAGAATGCTTAAAAGCATGGTAAATCGCTTTGACACATTTCCTAATAAAGATAGTATTGTTGATGTTGCAGTTCGGGATGGAGAAAGCATTGTCAAACTGGAATCGTTTGCAGATAGAATTTTACAATTTAAAGAAAAAACTTTATACATAATAAACGTAGCTCAAGGGTCAGAATTTTTAGAACATGTGTTTCCGTTTAACGGCATAGCCAAGGACTATCACAGTATTAAAACAGATAAGGGTATTGCTTTTTTTAACGAGCATGGAGCCTATCTTTACAACGGAAATCAAGTTATAAACTTGTTAGAAAAAAATGGACGAACAGTTATTAGTGAAGATACTTGGAGTACCTTTATAACAAACGGAGCAATAGAAGACTCTTCTATCGGATACGCTCCTAAGAAACATCAAATTGTATTTTTAAACTATTATGGGGAAATATACATCTACAATATGAAACTTGGAGCCTGGACAACTTTAGGTGACAGTTGGGATGCTTCAAGAGATTATGACAATAGATTTATTACAAAACTAGCTGTTGATGGTAACAATGATATGTTTTTTATTGGAAACACTACATCTACTGTGTTTAAATATAGCCACCTACCTTCTAACGTTAGTACGTTTAATTATAAAAGCAAAGACCTTGATTTTGGTGACCCTTCTATTCGTAAAAAAATATACAAGATTTATGTAACCTACAAATCTGAAACAGGTAGGATTCCAAATATATCTGCATCTTTTGATACAAATGGCGGGACTGCATACGATAAAACATTTAAAGCTGGAACAAATTATTCAGAAAGTTTTACTGGGCAAACAGGTTCTTTTTTTTCTTTAGATGAATCAAATAATTGGGCTACTGCGGTTTTAAAACCTGCCATAAGTTCTCAAGCAAATAATATTTATTCGTTTTCTTTAAAACTATCTGCTAATTCAAATATTCGTTCTGGGACAGCTCAAGGAGGTAGCACTAATACAATTACACTTGATTCTGGAGCATCTGCTATTGATAATTATTATAAAAAAATGGTAATAAGAATTTGGAGCGCAGATAACGGATGCTTGGGGGATATTAAGTATATAACTGATTACGTTGGTTCATTCTCCCTCTTT